TGTTATTTCTTTTCACCATTGCAGACCCAGCGCCCCATTTGTGAACGCAATATGCACTTATGTTCGATGATAAAATTTTGCGGTCAAAATAGCTAAACGGAACCGAAGCACTCCCGCCAACTTCTAAATTTTCGATGTATGGCAGATAATGCGAACGTGTTTCGCCGTAAGCGTATTGCGAACTGGTTGCTTTTTTGCGCGGCGGCTTAACCTCTAAAATTCCCAAAATTTCGTCGTTGAACTGGATGGCATAAACTGCGCCAACCGCATCAAGCAATCTAATGGCTTTGCCAACAGCCTCTTTGTGGATACCTAATTTATCAGTCATTTTATTTTGCTCCTTAATAAAACCGTGGATAAACTTTGCGGACATTGAAGGTGGTGTGCCAATCATTGTCCAAAAGAATGTTGCCTATTTTTTCAGCCAACGCTTCTTTGAAATTTGGGTGACAACCGCCAGCCTCAACGATTGCGTCAGCCGCATCGCAAGCTGGGCAGCAAAAAGCGGATGTCAATTCAAAGCCGCAAATTGTGCAAGTTTCGATGTTCATAATTGTTTGCTCCTTGTGTTTTTTCTAAAAGACGTATTTACATATGTAAAGCGTTTTTTTATAGGCTAACAATACATAACAAAAAGGAACATATATGACGTTAAGCCATCAAGCCGTTATGCGTATTTACGGACGCGCTGCTGAACACAATATCACTGCTGGTAAACTTGCCAAAGCCGCTGGCCTAAGTCGGGTCACATTAAGCAACTGGAAGCGCAAACGCTCAACGCCAATGTTGGAAGCATATCTTGCTGTCGAAAAGGCATTGGAAGAATTGATTGCAGCCAAGACCAAAGGCAATGTTTAATCGTCGGTCAAAATTTAACGCCAAGAAAGCGTATTGCTCTCAATGCCACAAGCACGACAGCAAGCGCGAAGCTGCGCGTTGTGATGAACTGCATACATTATGGGCTGCGGGTGCGATTGCCGATTTGGTCATCCAGCCGCAATTTTGGTTCGTCATCAACGGCAATCAAATGAAGCACGATAACGGGCGGCGCGTTGGATATAAGCCAGATTTTGCCTACACGGAAGGTGGTCGGGATTGCGTTGAGGATGTGAAGGGTATGGTCACGGCTGACTTCACATTACGGAAAGCGTTATTCAAAGCCTTGTTCCCGACAATAGAATTTCGGCAAACAAAATAGCTTTATAAAAGGTTGATATTTGGATAAAAGGGGGGCCAGCGAAATTAAGGAGCATCAAAATTTCGCTGGCCGCAATGCTTAAGGGAGCACCGCATATGAACAATTATATACACCACAATACAATCAAGCAAGCTGGTTTGTCATGAGCATCAAAATCATGACCGCAATATGGGATAGGGAAGACCTATCATCCACGCAAAAACTTGTTTTGCTGGCTTTGGCTGATTGGGCAAATGATGAAGGTTTGTGCTGGCCTTCCATTAACAGGCTGGCAATCAAAGCCTCTTTGACAACCCGTGCAGTGCAAAAAACAATACGCAGTTTGGAAGACGCAGGATTTATCAGGCGCGAAGAAGTGCTTGGTAAAGGCAACCGCTATTGGATAAGCACACCCCTGAACCACGTTCACCCGTGTCCCACGTTCACCCCACCCCTGCACCACGTTCACACCACCCCTGAACGTGGTTCACCCAATACATCAATTATACATCAATCAACCACCAATAATATAATAGGCATTCCCGATTGGATGCCTTCAGAAGCTTGGCATGGATGGGTTGAAATGCGGAAGATGAAAAAGAAGCCGCTGACAGACAGAGCCGCAACGAAGGCCATAAACAAGCTTGATGCAATGCGCCAAGCTGGTCAGGACATTGCGGCAGTATTAGACCGCAGCACATTAAACTGCTGGGCAGACGTTTACGAAATAAAGGGTCAATCACATGACAAGCAATCAGACGCTATGGGCGTTACAGAACGAGCAGCCAGACAAGCACTGCACGAAATATCGGGCGGCACTGGAAGCTTTGAAAGCGGCGCAGGACAAATATCGACAGGCAACGCCACAGGAAATTATCACGCTCTTAGCACCGTGCCTGATGCTATGCGCCCCATCGGGTATGCAGGAGGCGGAACGGACAGCTTGGTATAAAGCTGCCATCATGACGGTAAACCATATCCCGCTGTCGATACTGCAACGCGCTTGTGAGCAAGCCCGTCGTAACTGCGACCACCCTGCCAAGATTGTCCCGTTCATATGCAAGTTTGAACCTGAAGCCGTCCGCTGGGCCAATGACGCGATACGTCACGCACAGGCGCTGGTTGATAACTTTAACGCGCCACGCATCCCGAAGCAGGAAAAAGAATATATCACGCCAGAAGAATTTGCGGCGCTGAAAGAAGAATTGATGCAATCACTGAACGCCAAAGAAGGAATGAACTAATGATTTATGCCAACCTAATCCGTGAATGGGCCAAAGACCGCAACCTCATTGAAGGCAGCACGGTTCAGGCTCAATTCGTAAAGCTGATAGAAGAAATCGGAGAACTGGCTGAAGCCATCGCCAAGGGCAAAGACGAACAGTTTATGGATAGCATCGGTGACGCTTTTGTCGTGCTGACCATTTTGGCAGCGCAAAAGGATTTGGAAATTGAAGAATGTGTCGTTCACGCATGGCACGAAATCAAAGACCGCAAAGGCCGCATGATGGACGGAATTTTTGTAAAAGAAGAATAATTGCACAAAAAATGAAAAAAGGGGTTTACATGGTGTGAACCCTTTTTTATAAGAGGGCATCAACCAAGGGGTTCTACCCCGCCATTAAGGAAAAACATTATGGTTAAGTTTCAGCCTAACACAACATATTCAACTCGCAGCATTTGCGATTACGACACGATTATCAGTGTTCGTATCGTCAAGCGCACCGAAAAGACTGTAACTGATACGGACGGCAAGCGTTACGGCATCAAGGTTTGGGATGGCGTTGAGCAAATTATGCCTTGGGGCCGCTTTTCAATGGCTCCAACCATTAGCGCAGATAAAGGAGCAACAGCATGATAACCCCAACGCTAAACATCAATGGCTCTAGCGCACATGACCTTATCGACCCGCGATTAGAGGCGATAGTTCGTTTGAAACAGGCCATTGAAGTTTTGTTAAAAGCTACGCCAAATGGCAGGGATTACCCAAACACTGAAAAGTGCAACATTGACCGCACATTGCACTATGACCGCATCCAGACAATCCACGACATTTGGAACGAAATTTACCAAGAAGCCATTGCCATTAAAGAGCAGGAACAACGGGTATGACACCACGCGAAAAAAACCTGACCATCATTGACCACATTGCATCCGATTACGGATATGATAGGCATGACATCCTTGGGCCACGACGGTTTAAGGTGCTGGTTGAGATACGTCACGAATGTATAAAGTTTTTCCGTGAACAGGGCTTTAGCACTCCCGAAATCGGTCGCATAATGCGCCGCGACCATAGCACCATCGTTCATGCATTACAGAAGATGGCAAAAATGGAAGCAGCGGAATGACACCATCGAAATTAAAACTGGCAAGAAATTATCTTGGCTACAGCCTGAATGACATGGCCGACGCATTGCGCCTGTCACCAACAACAGGTGCAACCACTATCCGCAAGATGGAAGCTGGAAAGGTAAACATCACGGGGCCTATTTCCGTTGCCGTCGATGCCATGCTGAAAGGATACGACCCCTTTGAAGACGAGGACGATGATGACTGCCACGGACTATATGACCGACCTGATACGCTATAAGGGAAGCGCAGTTAAGGATAAGGCAGCACTGCTTGCCAAATGGCGCAAGCATGAATGGTCAAGCGACACAATGCGGCAATGGGCGAACTGGCAATGGAAAGAATTTGTCGGGTAATTATGCGACAGTTGCCAAAATGAAAACGGATGTATAACAAGGGGCAATGAGCAACCCCAAAATTGAACAGCGCCTTGTCGCTGACTTAATCCCATATGCTGCAAACAGCCGCACCCATAGTAATGCACAAGTGGCGCAAATAGCTGCAAGCATCAAAGAATTTGGATGGACAAACCCCATCCTTGTTTCTGGTGATGATACAATCATTGCTGGGCATGGGCGTTTATTGGCGGCGCGAAAATTGGCGTTGGTGGAAGTCCCAGTCATTGTTCTTGACCATTTAAGCAAGGCCCAGCAACGCGCCCTTGTGATAGCTGATAACCAACTTGCCCTGAATGCAGGGTGGGACATGGATATGCTTAAAGCCGAAATGGAAGATTTGAAATTGGATGATTTCAATATCGACATATTGGGTTTCGATGATAATTTTTTGAACAATTTATTCAATGATGAAACGCCTTCAAAAAATGAAGGGCCTGACGTTGCGTCGGCCTTTGAATTTGAAATGTTAATGAAATTTCAAAGCGAACAGCAAATGGAAGAATGGTTTGTTAAAGCGGAAAGCGAAGGCGTAGAATGCAAAATTATGTAGTGAATTTGGTTTCCGAACCACCCAAAGGTTTTCGCAGTATCAAAGCGGCTCAATCAGTCGATTTGGATATTGAAAAAAAATTGGTGCATCATTTTGAAGTAAGCGCAGATTTGAAATCGCCTTACAACGTCGGTTTGATTATTGGCGCGTCGGGTTCGGGTAAAACAACCCTTGCAAAAGAAATTTTTGGTGAAAATTGTTTTGACGAAATGTTGGATTTATCCAAGCCAATTATTGAACAATTCCCATCATCAATGTCATACGATGATTGCGTAAATGTTTTGACTGGGATTGGTTTGTCGCAAATCCCGTGTTGGGTCAAACCCGCTGGCGCTTTATCGAATGGACAAAAATCACGGGCCGAAGCTGCGTTGCAAATGTCATCTGGGCGTGAATTTGTTTGTATTGATGAATTTACATCCGTTGTGGACAGGAACGTAGCCAAAGTGATGGCGCATTGCGTTCAAAAATATGCGCGACAATCGCAAAAGCAAATAGTTTTGGTTTCTTGTCATTATGACATTGCGGATTGGTTGAACCCAGATTGGGTTATTGATTGCAATAAAGAAACGTATGAAAATCGGAGGTTACTTTGGCGAAGCTTCGAACGAACCGAAAAACTCGAATTTGAAATCGCTAAATGCCACCGAAATACATGGAAAAATTTTAGCAAATATCATTATTTAAGCGACAGAATGGCGGGAGGACACAACGAAACATTCGGGATTTATCTCGAAGGAAGGCAAATTGGGTTCCAATGTTTTTCAAATTATGTGCCGCATCGCAAAGGCACGAAAAAAATCATGCACAGCAATCGCACCGTTATTCATCCTGATTATGTTGGCTTTGGGCTTGGCATTAAAATCATTGATTTGACCAGCCAAATTATGTGCGATGAAGGGTATGACGTAATGGCTAAATTTAGCAGCGTCCCAGTTTTCCGTTCAATGAGCAAAAGCAAGCATTGGTCGTTTGTGAAAGCTTCAAATAATCTGGAAAACGGTCAATTTAATCCCGGAGGAAGCATGAGCCGCAAAGGTGGTTTGCGACAAAAAACAAAAACATTTTCATTCCGATTTTTGCCAAACCAATAATCAAGCATTCATAATGTGGTCGTAATAATCACGAGCGGTAACGGCATAAATCATGGTGCAACCATCACCAAATTCATGGGCGTATGTTATTGCTTCATCAATAGTGTCAAATTGCGCCCTTGTGCGATTGCGTGGTATACGACCGCGAATGGCGGTAAAATAAACGGCATTTTCAAGGCAATAAGTTTGTCGTGTATCAAGATTTGTCATTTGTTTATCTCCTGTTATATATTTTGTGTAAATGCACTGACTAAAATGTAAAGACCTTTTTATATATGACTGATGTGAAATTAACTGCAAAACAAGAATTGTTCGCTCAATGTATTGCTGATGGCATGGGGCAAGCAGACGCATATCGCACCGCTTATGATGCAGACGGCATGAAGGATGCCACTGTTTATTCCAAAGCATCTATCATGATGGCCGAGGGCAAGGTTAAGGCAAGAGTTACTGAATTAAAGGCCGAAATGGCTGAAAAGCAATTATGGACACGCGAAATGTCCGTAAAAGGTTTGATAAGCGCATACCGGATTGCGCTGGAAGCCAAAGCATCGACAGGCATGACGGCTGCGGTCAAAGAACTGAACATCATGCACGGCTATAACGAACCGACCAAGCTGGCTGTGAATATGCACTTCAAGCCCATTACGGACGAAGATTGGCTTTGACCTTCACGCCCAGCCAAAAGGATTTTATATACAGCACAGACCCATTCCCTGCGTTCGTCGGTGGCTTTGGTTCTGGGAAGACTGCTGCGGGTATCGCAAGGCT